TGGCAACTCAAAGCCTATTAACTGTCTTTGAGGAAATGCTGAAAAAGCCAGACCTCGAAACACCTTGGTTGTGTTCCTTGAAACAGGAGTGGAGTTAACCTGTCTGTTCAACCCACCCTTGGCCAGCTAAGACGCAAGTATCTGCACACTCGGTCATAATGCTCCTATGTGCCGCTATGGGCTTTTGCCGTCGTACAACCGACATTTACGGTGTCACCACCGATTCCCATGCTTATAAAGACAAGGTTCTAAGACCGATGTTTTAACGCGAGGTTGTTACTGCGCTTGCAATGACAGTGCTTGCCGTGATGGTCAACTGACCGGGCTTGCTACAGGGATTGTACAGAGACTAATCCCCCCGTAACCAGTACAGTTCTCAGGCTATACCGGATAAAGTCGTTGTCGTTGTCCTTGGCGATTGCAGGGGCCGTTCTTGGCCCGTGTTAAACTAATTCTTACAGAATCCGAAGTCGGCATGGCAACCGCATGGATAGATCCATGTGTAAACCATCCAATCGGGACGGATTAAAAGGGATTGCGCCTGCCTTTCAATCCGCCATGAATTTGAAGCAACAAGGACAGCGGTTCTGTCCTTTGCATCCAAGGGACATTTACCTTTTTCTTTCATGCTACCTTTCACGTCTGGGCATGGACCTTGCCCTGACGATGGCTTGCTTGTTTGAACGGTCCATGCAACCGCCGAAGACACTACGCAATTAGACCTTTGCGCTTGTCTCTTGTGTCAAGTGTGCTCCTTTGTTTCCCCGGAGTTAACCGGGGAAACAGTGTGAACTAACCGTTAGGCAGGAACTTCTGACTTGCCATTCTTCGCTGGCGTTGTGCCACGATTGGGCTTGGTCAAGTCAACCTTGTTCGCGTCAACCTTGGCTTGCGCTTCCTTGTTCAGGAACTTGGCTTCCAACCAAAGGACAAGGTTCGCCGGAAGAACGTCAACCGTGACTTCCCCGGACGGGTTGCCGTTAGTCTTGAGGAACTTTGTCCAGTTTGTATTCCACGCAATGAATCGGCGTGGATCACTGACCTTGCCTTCACGCTTGAACGTGAAGCCGTCCGTGGACTGGAATAGGTCTTTCTTGTCCGTGACCTTGGCGGACTTGATTCCAGACTCTTCTGACACAACGACAAGTCCAGTTTCCTTCCCGTCCTTGCCCTTGCCCGTATCGTTGTAGGCAGAATCAAGGGCATTCTGCAATTTCTCAACGTCGTATCGGCTTTCGAGAGCACGGGCCAACGTTGGTTCAATGGTAATGGTTACTTTCATGTTTCCTTTTCTGTTTCCCCCGTACCCTTTCCGCTTGCTGACTTGGTTGTTGGACACGGCTTAGGCCGGGCCAGTCCGATTCTGGCAATGGACCGGGTAGGGAAACAAAGGAACACACTCAACTTTCAACGCTTCTCTATTCGCTTGTGACGACTAGGGTCATTCAACGCCAATTAAGGGTGAACCGGTATCGGAAAGCCCGAACCAAGGTCCGTGCTAGCCGGTGCCCGGTGCCCGCTGGCGTATTCTCATGACTTGAGGCGGGATTGCAACCCGATGGGTTGCGACATTGGAAACGGAGCGCGCTTCATCCTTCCACAACAAGCTTTTACCATGCCCCGTGTAGCCTTCGACGGCGCGGGCTTGCCCCGGACTGCAATAGCCGGAGTGGCGACATGATGAATCATGTCTGGCTTTAGGTTGGACTAACTTGCACGTCTCTACGCTCTGGCGTTTCCGCCGTCATGGCGCATATACCGTGCTCGTTTCCGCTGCATCTGCCTCTAGTGCGATGCTCAATCGTCCGGTTTAGTTTCTGGCCCGTCCTAGGGGTTCCACACGCGGCTGAGCGTCCCCCGGATTTGACGTTGCGCCGATACCTATCGAGCCGCAACAACTAGACTCATGGCCGTTCCATGTCGCCGGACTGAATCTCAATGAACTAGGGGTATTGACGCATACGCCTGCTATCTGTTCAAGCAAATTCGAGATTTATTTTACCGGGGGCGCTAGGTGACCGAGCCGAAGCATAAGGTATGCCGAAGTGCTTTAAGCAATTATCGTTCCTTTTAGGTATGCTTTTTAGTTATACCTGGCAACTGTGCCGAAATGTCACACTACGGACCATGAGAGTCTGGCCCCGACTTGCTAGCAACCATGACGCTTGCTTGACCTTGCCTTGCGACTGTCCTGAACTGGCTCAAATTGGCTCAAAACCGGCAAATTCTGCCGATACGGGGGGAGGGGAGCGGGGGATGCCGCCACCTGCGGTTCGCCCCCTACCGGGATGCGTTCTCTACTACGGCCCCGCCCACTTCTCACCAGGATGCCCCAGGATCGATTTTGACCACCCCAACCATGTCCACACATGGTCCAACCCCTCAAAACGCCTCCTAGCGCCTCCGGCAGCTCAAGGCGAAGTATTCGCCACAAGCCTTGAAAACGGAAAAACCCGGCAATCCTCAATGCCACGTGGGTTCGCTGCGCTCACCCGGGAGGCTTTGAGAAAGAAGAAAAGCTGGTTCTCGCCCCGGAACCCCACTCTTAGGAAAAGAAGAAACAAACCCAGATCCAAAGCATAGCAAAGCAAGGGTGCATAGTTGGTCTATAGACAATTACATGACATCGATTTTAGTCATGGAAAAACCTTGACACCTAGCGCCCTTTTTAGCCACCCTCAAAACCATCGCCAAAACTTAACCAGAACCAACCTAAAACCAGCCCTATGACAGGATGGACACCACTGTTTCAACAGATTGTAGGATCAAGTGTTTGGAGCGCTCAGAACCACGTCAGGATTGCCTGGATTACCATGCTTGCGATAGCGGACAAGTTCGGGGTAGCGGCCTGCACTGTAGGGGGTCTTTCAGCCCTTGCAAGAATTTCACGGGAAGAGGCGGAGGATGCCTTGAAGGTTCTCTCCTCACCGGATTCGGACACGCTTACTCAGGCTAATGAAGGTAGAAGAATCGTCCGGGTTGAAGGTGGCTGGAAGATCCTTAACTGGGAGATTTACAGGGCTAAGGCCAAGGCTGCTCTTGTACGTGAATACAATAGAGAAGCCCAGGCCAAGTACCGGGATGGTCAGAAACAGTTTAAGCTGGATGTGGAGCCAGTTCAAAGGCAGTACCATGTAGATGCTCGCTCTGTGCTGGCTTATCTAAATGAATGCTCTGGGAAGAAGTTCCGTGATACTGATCCTAACCTGGCCTTGATCTCTGCCAGGTTAATTGAGTCAGGAGTAAGTGCTGACGGAGTTAGGATCATGATCCATCGCATGACCAGGCTTTGGAAGGCTACCAAGATGGAGGAGTACCTGCGCCCTGAAACACTCTTTGGGAAGACTAAATTCGATAACTACTATGCAGCCAAAGACCAGCCTATCTATGACGCCAACGACAAACCTAAGCCAGCTACTTCAACCACCGGGTGGGGTGAGCAGGGAGCAACCCCTGGGGACCCTGATCTGCCGGGTCTGTAACGAACAGGAGCAATCACTCCAGGTTGAACCAGCCAGGTACGCTTTCCATACATGCCGGAAGTGCATTGAAAAGTTAGCATCTGATTGGATTCATGGCAGCTGCCCTCCTGAGTTCCTGGCCACGGACACGGCCAGGCTTCCACAGGCTCAGTATCTCAAGGCCATGAAATGGGAGTACGGCGGCAAGGGGCTTTTGTTCTGGGGGCCTACCGGCAGGTGCAAGACCAGGGTACTGTGGCTGTTGATTCAAAAACTTGCTGTTCATCTTGGCCCTGATTCCATCCATGTCTTCACCGGCACCGACTTCGGCAACAAGCTGGCCCGGCACTACAAGGAAGAGGACGCGGAGGAATGGCTTGAACAAGTGAAGGGTTGTAAGCTTGTCATCTTCGATGATCTCGGGAAGCTGAAGTTAACTGACCGGGCTGAGGCTGAGCTGTTCGATGTCATCAATCATAGGACCAGCTGGCACCTTCCCATCATTGCCACCACCGAACTGGACGAGGCAGGCATGGCGGACAGGATGTCCTACCATCGTGGCCCTGCTTTGATTCGACGACTCCGGGAGTTCTGTGAAGTGATTAGTTTCTAAGCCAACAAACAACAACAACCAAACCATGACACCAACAAAAACCATCGCAGACCTGATTACTGAAGCCCACGCCAACTCCATCGCTCACGGCTTCTGGGAAGCCAACAACGACATCGGCAACAAGCTTATGCTGGTAAACACGGAACTCTGTGAGTTCTTCGAGCGCTACCGGAAGGGAGACACTGCCGCAGATGAGCATTGCCCGGCTTATGCAAATCAAAAGGTGGAGATTGCCGATGCCTTCATCCGGCTCTTTGATCTTTGTGGGCACCTTGTCTGGTTAGACATCCAGGAAGTCATCGAGGCCAAGATGAAATACAATGAATCAAGGCCCTACCTTCATGGGAAGAAGTTCTAGGGCTTCCTTATCCTTAGGCGGAAGGCCTGAAACAGGATCTGCTTTCCTCTGCCGCGCTTAATCAACTTGAAGTTCATTTTATGGACCAGACCGCAGTCACAGCACTTCATGAAGTAGGATCTTCTTCTTGGTGCCACCCACTCTCCGTCTGATATTTCTTTGTACCTCATATCGCTTTATCAGGTTACCCATGTGCTCCTCAATGATTAAGAACCACGGTCTGGGATTAAGTGCGTCCGCTCTGATGGAATCAAGGATCTCCTTCACACACTTGGCGGCGTATGTACTGATTAACAAGCCATGATTAGTTTCATCTTTCATGGCTCCACGGTGTAGCTGCTTTATGGCACGCCATCAATCCGTACAAAAACGGACCCCTCCGTGCAACAACACACGGAGGGGCTTCTCACCACGGGTCGGAAGGAGGACCGACTTTGAGTTGTGGCGAAAATTAAGACTTTCCTCTTTCCCGCTCTTCCTTCACGCCCTCGGCCTTGGAGGCAATGTTACTGGCCACGGCGGCTTGCTTCATATCTTCCTTCCACTCAGAGAAGCGGCTGTTGATTTCCTTGTGAACTACATGGACAACGTTTTCGATTTTACCAACCTTCCATAACGCGGCCATAGCTACCAAGGTTGGGGGAAGGCTGGCTATGATTGCTACAGTAACGGCATCGCTCATAGGTTTTTATGGTTACACTTATTCCGGGAGAACTCCCTCCCGTGTTGCTATGCGATAGAATCTAAACTCACTATCCACGTCAAAAAAATAGTCAGGTTCTCCGGTCCCGTCTATTTCAGGCTGGCAAGGAGACCAGCTGGCTAAGTCGTTGGAACTCTCCAAGCCGTAAATCCAGTTCGTCTCGGTGGCAAAGTCCACCCGGAACATCCGGCAGTAATCTGCTGCTGGCTCGTTCGTGTCAGTTCCGTTTGCGAAAATTGATGAGGTAATCAATGCGGGAATCACGCTCTGCAATCGAAAGGACGCACCGGAAACATTTGTGCGATTTGTGCGGATAACAGTCGGCAACGGTGGTGGAAGATTTGTGTTTAGCACCCGGAACATTGAACGCGGCTGAACGGCTATGACCAGCGGGGCGCTTGTGCTGGTGATGACCGCCATGGTCTTCCAATTAGACAGGTCTCCTGAGGACTGCAACGCCAGCGCATCCACAGGTCCGGTTATGCGCAGGTTCTGTGGCCCAAACGACCTGTTCGTCCATGAAGCTTCGTTGGAGTAGTCGCTTCGGATGTTGTTCGTAGAAATCGCATAAGCCGAGAAGAACCACAGACCCGGCCCAAGATTGCTCACGGTTACACTAAGGCTTGTCTTGGAGAAGACGAAGTTGGTTGGGTAGGTAAAGGCATGGTTAGTGCCTCGCGATGCCTGTCCGTAGGCTATAGCGTAACTGGCTACGAACGTGGACGTGGAAGCGTCGAAGGTGGCAACGACGGAGCTGGTCGCCGCGAATGATGGCACGCAGGCCAATAACCACAGCGAAGCTACCAGGAGAAGTTTCTGTTTAATGTACAGGTAGTGTTCTATGTTCTTCACGGTTTGATCGTTTAGCTGCTTGCGTATCTCCGGATGCTCGACATCCCAATCCCAAGCCTTCTGCTGAATCTGCCTTGTTAATTGCTTGCTGATATTACTTCGCCAGAAGCGCCTTGGGTCGGATGGGTTCAATAATTGGCTCACTTTCCTGGGTGAACTTCTTTTTGCAGGAGACGCATCTAAACGTTAGAACCTTTGTTACCGCCAGGTTTTGGTCAGGCAGTGTCATGGCGGATGTGTTACGAGACGAGATTGGTCGCAGGGTGTTTTTAGCCTGACAGCATTCGCATTCTGTGACGAAGTTCCTTGTCAGTGCCTGGTCTGGCGGGATCGGCGCAGTGGAGCAGGAGCAAAGAAAGATCGGGAGCAGAAAGAGTATCTTCATTTTATTATGGCAGTATCGATTATTTCTCACTGTCATGCCTGCCATCTTCCGTTGTCAAGGTCCATCCATTTGTCCTGCCATACTCATGCACCGACTCATCCACCCATCCAATCATGTACTTAAGTCCTTTGGTTGTGGCCTTCACGACCTTTCCTTCAATCAGAACATAGCCAATGTCCTTGAACCCGGATCGGTCTCTGATAATGATCTTGGTCATGCGAGTGATGGTTATCGGCACCGGTTACGTCGGATCAGCTTATGCCAGGATGTTGCACTACCTTGGCTTTCATCCGTTGATATTGTCAAGGTCGTGGCTTGATTACACAAACCCGGAGGAGCTGGAGTTCGTTCTTCGTTCCTACCAGCCTGACTGGGTCATTAACTGCGCTGGTTACGCTGGCAGAACGGTGGATGATTGTGAAACGAACTGCCTTGAATGTTACGACGCCAACCTGGTCCTGCCTTACAACATTGCTTTGGCGTGTGGCAAGATTCCGTTGATTCATATTTCCACCGGTTGCGTCTTCGATGGTCCTGGACAATTCACGGAAGAAGACTGTCCAAACTTTTTAAGGACTGTTTACGGAGTGACTAAACTCAATGCCGAACAGGAGATTCTTAACATCAAGGACAATTGCTGGATCTTCCGAATACGAATGCCGTTCAATCATCAGAACCATCCCAGGAACTGGTTAACCAAAATCAAGAACTACGAACGTATCCTCGATGGGATTAACTCAGTTACGTTCCTCGACGAGTTCTGCATGAGGAGCTGGCAGTTATCCAACAAGGCTAAGCCTGGAATTTATCATGCTGCTTATTCAATTCCGGTCAGCACGCTTGTGGTAGCTAGGATGATCAGGCCTGATGTGGTGGAATATGATCCGGACGAGTTCTTGAAGCATCATGTTCCACGCAGCGCCGCCGTGCTGGATTGCTCCAAGTTCGAGAAGGCCTATGGAGCCACCTTCGGAGATCCGATGTGCGCCATCCGGTGGTGCCTTGCTCAGATGGAAGCGGCCACCATGGTCGGGGATCGTTCTGGTTGTGCCGTGGAAAGATCTGATCTCCTTACCATATCAGACGGGGCTTCGGCCAGGATTGGATATGCAACCGTGTCGAATGGATGTTTGTGATCGTCCTCCTTCACGTACTCTGCATCTCCACCCTGTCTTAGGTTTGCGAACATGGCTCTGGTTTTATCCAGCTGCGCGGAAACGTGCAGGCGCTTTTCGTAGAGTAGTTGCCAGAGAAGTTTTACTTTGTCCCGGTTTGAGTTCCGGTATTTCGGGGCTGCATCCAGTGCGATCCTTCCACCCGAGGCTTCGTACACCATCGCAGCGTCAGTGGAGTTTGCGGAGGCCCGGTACTGAAACGCGGATGAGTCAGACCAGTGACGCCATTTAATTTCCATCCGGTGCTGCGTCTTCATATAGGCGTTCCAGTAATCCATCTTGGCCAGCGCAGCTTCCGTGAACTGATTGATGGAGATATGAGTCCGGATGACCACTAGCTCGTCGATGATGGAGAATGAGATTACCCTGCGGTTGGTTCCTTGGATTTCCGAGATCACCTTCTCGATGATGTGAAAGGAATGGTTCTTTGATTCCCCCATGTCCCAACCGGTCAGCAACGAGGTGCATTGAGGAGTCGGAACGATAACCTCTCTTTCGTCTTCCGAACAATCAACCTTGCCAACCACATGGATCTCCTCATCCCAGACATCGTGGAAGTGTCCGTCAGTCAGATCTTGTTCCCACTTTCCTTCGATGAATCTGGCGTACCATTTTTTCCTGCGCTTGTAGCGCTCAATAAGATCGTTCTTAGCGTTCTCGTCCAGCTGTGGGTTGTCGTTAATCATCACTAGGATTCTGTGCAGTCTGTCCTTGGCGATGATGGTTTGTGGATCGTTGTCGTCTGTTTTAGAATCCTTGAACTTGAACCAGCGGTCATGCATCCAGTTGTTCGGTCCGGTATCTGGAGGATTGCAGTCACAGATAATTTGATGTTCTTCAAATGGAATGAACGGGGTCAGTCGAAGGGCATCACAGAGAATGTCGAAGGCGTGTTCCGTGCAGTATTGATCCAGCTCAGACAGCCAGAACATGGAGTAGCAGGAACCCTTGAACTTTGCCTCCACTTCCTGAGCATGCTCCAGGGAATGGCATTGAATTTCTGAGATGGTTCCATGACGGTTCCGTATGCGGACAAAGGACAGCTTGGTGTCTCCGGTGGTCTTTGGACCTTCCACGATCCTGAAGCCGTAACAGAATCTCTCCCAGTGTTGCAGTGCCCGGCACAACAGGAACCAGACCCCGGCGCTCTTGGCGTTCTTGAGCGTCTTGCAAACAATGGCTGCCATGGCCCCGTTTACATCGAATGCATGGCGGATGACCTTGTGGATAATCCCGAATGTTTTCCCGCTCATGCGCGGCCCGTGGACGAGCAGATACCTGTGGTAATCGTTAAAGATCTCAAGCTGTTTTAGGTTTAGCGGAGGAATCCAGCAGGGCGGCTTGCTGGCGTCGTAAACGAAGCCGCTGTCATTTACCTTGATTAGCACAGCTCAAAGTGGCTAATTGGCATCAATATGCCAAGCACAATGGTTTTCGATATGTCAGATCCCGGCGTAAAGGCAATGGTGGACGGCTGGGATGATAACACCGAGTACATGGCGATGGTTAAGGTTAAAACGGGGGCAGGACCACAACGTAATGTCTCTGAGGTAACCAGCTTTGAGCCACACGATATGGAAATGATGGAAGAGAAGATGGAAGACAAGATGGAGGGGAACTCGGCTCCAATGGGAAAAACGGCCAAGGCTAAACCGGAAGTAAGCGTTAAATACTAATCAGATGCCAGCTCCAGTCCAGGCCCTGATCAAGAAGGGTGGTAAGTACAAGCTTGATCCGGACAGCCTCAAAGCCGCCTTCAATGCCAAGACCATTGAGGAGAGGCCTAAGGTAAAGGCGCTGGTTGAGAGGATTCGTGACGTTATCAGGGACGGCATCAATCGAAACCGCAGGGACTATCGTTTGTTCAAGGCCATGGACTGGGCCTATGATTCTCCGTTCTATCAGGTTTCATACACCCAGCTGAGGGGGCTTCTCAGCAACAAGCCGGATGACAAGAAGGTGATGGAGACTGTCCGGCAATGGGGGCTTACACATTTGTTGAGTGATGTTCTAGATTCAAGCGGTAAGCCATGTTGTGATGCAACCACCGGTCTTCCAAAGAAATCAATCAACCTCCCGGTCTTCTTCAACATCTTCATTCCGATTGCGATGTCATACACCACCATCAGGTGGGCGAAGCTGTTCAATGATCGGAACCTGGTTCCGCTTTACAAGTATGAGCCGGTTCAATTCACCAAGGAGAACCGGCTTCGTTGTGAAGTTATCACGCAGATTGTCCAGCGTCAGTCAGCGTGGTTTGGTTATCCGGCAGATCTTCGACAGTCCATTCTGCAAACCCTGCTCTACGGGTTCTGCATAAATTTCCCACGGGAGGCGTGGTATTCAGAGAAGCAGGATGATGGAACTGGAACCGAGAAAGTAATCCGTGAGGGGCTTCGTTTTGATATGCCCCACCCCAGCCGGATCTATTACGATCTGTACCACCGGCTTTCCACTCTGAATACTAACTCTGGCTGCGAGTACGCCGGTCACTGGATGCTGAGAAGGTACAAGGACATTCATGATTGTCCGTTGTATTGGAACAAGGATCTAATCTCAATGGGTTCGGTTGGCTGGTTTGATGTGAAGAGTGATTTCCTGGAGGAAGTGTTTCCGTGTCAGATGACGTTCCCTGAGAACATCTCTGATGGTCTTGGTGGGGCTGGTGCTCTGGATCGCCAGACAGAAGCTTACCGTTCCTATGGACAGGGTGATTTCAACACTGCCACTCTAGTCACTGAGCACTTTCAAAAGATCATCCCGAGCGAGAACGGGCTTGGAACCTACGAGCATCCGGTGTGGTTCCGATTCGTCATGGCATCGGACAACGCAGTGATTTGGGCGGAACCTTTGGCGTTTGACCGTCTTCCCGTTTACGCCTTTGACGCAGACTTCAACCGTGCAAGGTTCCGCTCTCTTGTTCTTGAAATCATGCCGTTCCAGGATCATGTGGGCAATCTGATGACCCAATGGATTGCGGCGGTTAAGGAGAACCTTATCAACCCAATCTTTGTTGATAAGGAGAAGATGCCAGCCGAGGCGTTGAGCCAGCTTCAGAATCTCGGTTACAAAAACTTTGGTGGTCGCCAGTTCTTTCCATTTTCTTCCACTGAGAATTATCGCTTCAAAGTGGATCAGCGTGAGGCGTTTTATTCTCCACAGCTGACCAGGCACAACACTCAGGAAATTGCGGCTACCATCGAAGGCGTGTTGAATATGCTGGATCGGGTAATGCAGTTAAGCCCGCAGGAGATTGGCCAGGCGGCGTCACATGAACAGACAGCGGAAGAAACAAAGGTCATCTCCCAGAACACATCCACCAGGGTAACGTTCACCGGATCGTTCATTGATGATGGTGATTACGCCAAGAAGGTGATGCTGTACGACGCTATGATGGCCTACGCTGATGATGACATCACGGTTGGCATCTCGTCTTCCTTTGCTTCCACTGAGGAGGAGCTGAAGAAGCTCATGACTAAGGTTGGTCTCACTATTCAGGATGATAGCACCTACGATCCTAACGATCCTGATTCCATGCGGACCGTGAAGGCCAAGAAGAGCGCATTGCAAATGGAGTCGTTTGCTTCGACTCGTGATGCGAGTGAGCGGATTGATAACCCGGCCATTGCTGATGCCATGTCCAAGATGTTCCTGGCGGTGGCTAACAACCCGGTCCTCATCCAATCCATAGGAGCCGTTCAGCTGGTTGAGTTGCTTAATCAGATCATCGTCACTGCCGGGCTGCCAAAGGAATTCAGATTGAAGGGCAAGAACGTAGATCCAGCCGCCCAGCCAGAGCAGCAGGCCGAACAGGTTAATCAAATGATTTCGCAGTTCGCGGAGCAGGTTAAGCAAGCCATTGAACAGTCACAGCAACAGACCCTGCAAGCTGCGGCACAGCAAACTCAGCAGCTCGTTGGAGAGGCAGTTGGGCAGGTGGCTCAACAGATTGCACCAATGGCTGAGGCTATCGCTCAAGGCAACCAGATCAACCAGGTTCAGCAGGCCGAGATTGAGAAGATTAAGCAGATGATGGCTCAGGTTGCTCAGGCGGTTGCCAAGACGGCTCAGGCCACCCAGAACGTCATCGCTCCTCCACAGCCACAGATGGCTCCGATGTCTCCGGCCCCCGGAATTGGCGTTCCTGTTTAACGATCCCGTCGGTGTTTAGATTATGGCAGTCACTATCACGTACTCGCGTATTCCAGTCGATCCAACCCAGCGGGCCGATTTGGAAAAGCTTTTCGGATCACCGGCTTTTCTTCTTCTAAAGGAGATGGTGGCAGCCAGCTGCATCACCTGTCAGGTTGATGCCATGAACGCCGCTTTATATCCAGACAATGAGGATGCGGAAGTTAAGGTGAAGGCATCCAGGGCAAAGGCCGCTGGATACAATCATGTGCTGGATATCCTTGACGACATGAGTGGGGAAGAGGAGAACTGGTTCACAGTAAAGCTTGAGCACAACAACCAATAACGTCATCACCGACTAATATGCCTGCCGAAACACCCCCAGTTGCGCCGGAAGTTCCAGTTACTCCGGCTACAGATACTGATATTCCACCGGCTCCGAAGATGATCATGCCAGAGGATGATCCCAACCTTAAGCTTCAGCAGATGGTTAGCAGAAGGGGTGCTCCAAAACCTGAGGACAAGGCAAAGGAAGTTCCAAAAGATGACGCTAAGAAGGAGGAAAAGCCAGCAGAAGAGCCTCCTGTAGACAATAAGAAGCTCTCTGTACTGATTGGAAAGGCTCTTGGTTTTCGTGATGAAAAGCCCAAAGAAGACGCTAAAAAGCCTGAGGATGCCAAAAAGGAGGAGGTTAAGGAGGAGAAAAAGGTCGAAGATCCACCAAAGGAGGCTGCCAAGACCATTGTAAAGCCGAAGAAGACCGAGAAATCAGCTCCTCCTGCGGCAGATCCAGTCAAGATGGCAGCCGCTGCGGCCACTGCTGCGGTTAAGGCGATGAT